TCAATGAAACACAAGAAGCAACAATTGCGCAATTGTCTGACATTCACTGGGACAATCCTCAAACAGATTGGAACTATCTGAAACGCTGTCTGAACTATTGCAAAGAACACAACATTCCAATTGTTGTGAATGGTGACTTCTTTTGCTTGATGCAAGGTCGCGGAGATCGCAGATCAAACAAGTCTGACATCCGGCCAGAACACAACAATGCAAAATATCTTGATTCGATTGTTGAAACAGCTGTAAAATTCTGGAAGCCATACGCGCATTTGTTGGTTGTTTGTGGATATGGGAATCATGAAACAGCCATAATCAAATGGCAAGAAACAGATATTTTGCGAAGATTCGTTGATCTGCTGAACTATGAATGCAAAACAAATATTCAAGTTGGTGGTTATGGTGGTTGGATCATCTACAAACTAACCAGAACAAAATCATCTTCATCAATATTCAAACATCGTTACTTCCATGGATCTGGTGGTGGTGGTATTGTGACAAAGGGAACAATCAACTTGACAAGGGCCACAGAAATGTATGATGGATTCGATATCTTTTCAATGGGACATATTCACGAAAACCTTGCAATTGATGTCTGCATGAACAGCTTGAAATATCATCCCATCACTGGATATGAAACATACAACAAGAATGTTCATATGATGATCACCGGAACATTCAAAGAAGAATATAAAGATGGATCAAAAGGATGGCACATTGAACGTGGCGCACCGCCAAAGCCAATTGGCGGTCGTTTGTTGAAGTTATCTTTTTCGCGTGATCATTCAGGTGGAAAAGATATACACAAGAAGCACATTGATTCGATGAAATTTCCTTTCTCTTATTGATTCAATCCTGACAATTCACGAATTTCATCTTCATTCAATTCAACACCAGCTTCGATGATCTTTTTGATTGCATCAGCGCGAAGATTCATCGTTTCTGCTTTCAACTTTTCATCTGGTTGCATCACTGGAATGTGACTGAAGTCAGGGACCAGGATCAATCCTTCTTGATCCAATCCTAATTGATGACTAATTGTGTTGTACATTTGAATTGTTTCAGGAATGATTGTATCTGTGTAAGCCATTCGAACCCCTTCTTTCACATTGCTGAATGTTGCACCCTGTTCTTGACTGAACAAATATGGATTCAGTCCATATGCATCAATGATCGCAAGTTTATCTGAAGTCATTTCCTCAAACAACATCAGATCTTTTGTTGGGAATGACATCGGATTCCATTGAACATCTGATTCAGTGATGATCACTTCATCTTTTTGCCTTCTATACCATGACTTCTGAATTGCTTTCTTTTCATCCGGGTCCATTGGAATAGCTCCTCCCATGTCACTGTTTCTTGCTGAAAGAATACCAATTGCACCAATATTTTCAAGAAGAACGTTTCTTTTGTGATATGCAGCTCTGATATTTGACAAAGGATATTTCAATGATTGAATGCGTGAAGAAGGATTCACGATGTTCACACCATCAGTTGTTGTGAGAAACACCATGTCATCCAGCGGAATCTTTTCTGAATCTTCAGCATATTGAAAGATGAATCCATCGATCAAACCTTCTTTTTCCATTTGTTTCAGCTTCTTCCCGGATAGCTTGATCTTGACTTTATCTGTGGGAAGTGGAACAATCAAATTGCGAATGTTGAATGATCTTTTTGGACAATATGCAAAAGATGATGAATACAGCGCATCATTCACTGACAATGAATATATCACATCTTCCCATGATTGATTCGGATTCGGTTTATTTATCAGATCAAGAATCCAGTGCTTTTCAACTCTTTCACCATCAGCATTGTAAAGAACTGGAACATTTGATGACATCATTGATGCGCGTTTATCTACAATTGCGCGAAGCTCTGGAATTTCAATATAAAGATTATACGCTTCTTCTGTATCAATCCAGATTGCATCTTTCTGTCCCCATATCCGGTTTACTCTTGGAAAGTGCATCTTGAAATCGTCAATATATCTTTGTGGATCTGGGAAGAATCTTTCACCGAAAAATGATTGCCAGAAAGTGGAGCTGAATTGATTACTCATATTTTTTGTATCTTTGTACTACAAAATTAATTAATTTTGTGCAAATAGTTGTATTATGCAAAGAATCCTTGACAAATATACACTTAAATCAGCAAATCTGGAGCTGAAAGATCTTGATGAAAACAGTCGAAAAGTTGCTGTTTATCTATCTGCATTTGATGTGATGGATAGTGATTTTGACATCATCAAGAAGGGTGCATTCAAAAAGTCGATCATGGAGCGCGGTCCACAATCGACATCAAACAGAAAGATTGCATTCCTTCGTTATCATAACTGGGAAATGCCGATCGGAAAGTGGCTTGAATTGTCTGAAGATGACAAAGGATTGTTTGCTGTTGGTCAATTGTCAAACAGTACAAATGGAAATGATGCATTGATCGACTACAAAGAAGGAATTATCAAAGAACATTCCATCGGATTCAAGTATATAAAAGACAAATTGAAATTCATTGAAGATGAATCAATGGATTCAAAAGGATATTATGAAGTGAATGAAGTTGCACTGTTTGAAGGATCTGCGGTGACTTTTGGTGCAAATGAATTCACAAATGTTGTCGAAGTGGCAAAAACCGAAGGAAAAGAAAATATTGCTCAAAGAATACACAATGAAATGAACATGATCATGAAATCCATTGCAAATGGCAAAGGAACAGATGATCGTTTGTTCAATCTTGAAATGAGAATGAAGTTTCTTTCTTCTCAATTAGTGGATCTGGCTTCAATTGATCCGTTTGATAAACAATCAATCAAAGGTCAGTCATCCAAGGAAGAAGAAGTGAAAGAATCATTCAACTGGGCATCTGTTGGTGAATATTTCAGTAAAGCTGAAACATACAATGACTATCCACAAAGCGCGGTCAACAATGCAAAGAAGGGCATCCGGTTAAATGAAGAAACTGGGAACAAATGCGCTACTGCTGTTGGCAAACAACGTGCAAGGGACATCGCTGCAAAGCGCGGTCTTTCTGAAGATGTTGTGAAACGAGTTTATTCATACCTATCAAGGGCGCGTGAATATTATAATGCGAATGATGAAAAAGCTTGTGGAACAATTTCTTATCTATTGTGGGGCGGTGATTCAATGTTGAAGTGGTCAGAAAATAAGATCCAGCAAATCGAAAATCAAAATAGTTAATAATTAAAACAAAAAATCGTGGAAAACTTAACTCCAGAACAAGCGATTGAACGAATTGAAAAGTCAATCGCTGAAAAAACAGAAGGATTTGTTTCAAGTGAAGAGCTTGTTGCAATCAAAGCTGATCTTGCATCAGTTAAAGAAATCGCTGAAAAAGACAACACTTCAGATCTTAAAGCTGAAATCGCAAAGCTTGAAGGAATGATCGAAGGTCTTAAAGAAGCAAAGAAAGAAGAAGCTCCAAAAGCAAAAACACTTGGACAAGCAATTTCTTTCGCATTCAAATCAGCAAAAGACAAAATCGTTGAAACAGCTGAAAAAGGTGGTCTTTTGAATCTTGATACAAAAGCAGCTGGTACAATGTTGATCGATACTAACTATTCAGGTGGAACAGTTGGTCTTTCTTCATTAGAAAGTGGATTGACTCGCATCCAGCGCAGACGTCCATTCCTTCGTTCACTTGTTAATTCAGCGAACACAACATCAAAATTCATTGCTTATATTGAGCAAAAGAACGCTGATCCGGGTGTAGCTGGAACAACTGCTGAAGGTGCTGAAAAAACACAAACAGATTTCGATCTTGTTGAAGCATCTGCTGAAGTGAAAAAGATCACTGCTTATATCAAGGTATCAAAAGAGATGATTGCTGATATTCCATTCATGCAAGGTGAAATCAACAATGAATTGATGGAACTTGTTGAATTGAAACTTGATGAGCAAATTCTTTTGGGTGATGGACTTGCTTCAAATCTTCCGGGGATTGCTTCTGTTGCAACTGCATGGTCTGCTGGTACATTTGCAGCAACTATTCCATCTGCAAACAATTCAGATGTTCTTCGTGTTGCAATTGCACAGATCGCTGGTCAGAACTTCGAAGCAAATTACATTCTTTTGAATCCAGCTGATGTTGCAGCAATGGAATTGACTAAGTCAACCACTGGTGAATATACATATCCGATGTTTGTCCCTGGTGCAAATGGTGTTACAACTGTGAAAGGAATTCCAGTTGTTGAATCAACACTTGTTCCAGCTGGTGAATTCTACGTTGGTGACTTCACAAAAGCGAATCTTCGCGTTCGTGAGGACATGAATGTTCAGGTTGGATATGTTAATGATGACTTCACGAAAAACTTGATGACTGTTCTTGTTGAAATGAGAGCTGCGTTTTATGTGAAATCAAATCATGCAACTGCATTCGTGAATGGTGAATTCGCAAGTGCAATCGCTGCACTTCAATTACCTTAATAATTGATCACTTTGATGGCCGGTGTTCATTCACTGGCCATCTTTTAAATGCATTAAGATGGAAGAAACAAAGAAAACATCAAAGCCAAGAACAAAGAAAGCTACTCCCAAAAAGAAAGAAGTGATTGAATTCGATCTTCGAAAAAAGTACGATGTTGAATGCATCAAAGAAGGATCAACACTGATCAAGGGGAAAACTTACAATGTGACTGGTGAAATCGCTGGAATTCTCCACAAAAAAGGACTGATAAAAGTATTGTAAATGGCTCAATTGGTAGATTTAGACGACTTTTCATCCGGGAAATATGAACTTCACCGGGGAATGTACACTGATATCAATCTTCAAGACTATCTTGACAGATATGAAAAGAAGTATTTGATTGATCTTTTAGGATCAGATTTGTACGATATTGTGAGTGCTGAACTGCCAATTCCCACAACACCATTGATTATTGACATCGTTGATGAATTTCACTTCGATCACAACTTCAATATTGTTGTATCTGAAGGAATGAAAGAAATGATTCGTGGCTTTATTTATTATGAATGGGTTAAGGATCTGACAAATCAGATGACAATCAATGGAAATGTTGTACCAACATCAGAAAATTCATCGAATCCGACAACATTGTACAATACAATGTTCAATCGATTCAATGAGGCTGTAAAAACGTACAATGCAATACAATATCGGATCATTTTGAATCGTGGGGACTATCCTGAATTCAATGGCAAACAAAAAGAACTTGCATACTGGATATGACAGATGAAGTAACAAATATTGTTCGACAAATCGTTTCAGCAATGGATAAAACCATTGAAGTGAAATGGAATGGAACATCAACTGCTTCATTTGCTTGTCAAACAAAGTGGGCGCGAAAAGGTAAAATTGTCACTGATAAGGATGCATTGAAATACATCATCCAAAGTATCACACCGAATGAACTGGTTGACTATCAACCAGCGCAGACAGTTAGCAACATTCTCGATGGGGTTGTCAATCTTCCAGTTCCATTCTTCATGACCGGAACAAAGATGGCTGCAAACAAAGAGTGGTTGATTTCTGGATCTGATGTGGTGTTGAAAACACCGATCATTTGGTTGTTGGAAACGATTCAAGAAACAAGATTCGGAAAAGGTGATTCGCGTGAAGCTGAATATCAATTGCGATTGTTCTTTTTAGATGAAACAAATGTTGTTGACTATCGAACAGAAGATCATCGTGATGAAGTTGTTGTTCCGATGCAAGAGTTAGCCAAAGAATTCATTCGCACTGCAAATGCAGACAAAAGATTCAAGACTGTTGATCAGTACACAATGAAAACTTTTAGTCGATTTGGTGTTGAACGCGACAATGGTGTTTTTCAAAACATTCTTGATGCAAATCTTTCAGGGGTTGAAGTGACCATTTCCCTGACTAAATATAAAGATGGTTGCACTTGTTTTAAATACAATATTTTAAATTAAATAATTATGTTAGGATGTGACTGCAATGCAGGATTAAGTAATACTGGCCGTCCGGGATGTGTTCCAATTTGGTCAGTAACTTCATCATTGATTGTTGTACCTTTGTACGCAAATGATGG